CAGCGTGAGAACTCCGAAGGTGCATCCATTACCCATGGATGAGAACTTGGCATACTGCCACACCTGATCGAAGTCGGGATAGTCGGACGCCAATCCTGGGTCTAACTTCCCTAAGGGCGCTCGTAGCATATCGAGCAACTGAAACCACGCGAGTGGAAACAGCCACGCGATAGCATTGTAGGCCCCTGTATCGCTCGCCATGGAGAAATCCACGGTAGCCCGCTTGCCGTCAATGGAAGCGAGTTGAGCAAGTTGCTGGTTTCTGCGCTGGGATCGCAGGTCGATCTGGACATCCAAAAGCCGTTCTTTTACGAAGGCGTCGAAAGCTAGCTGGAAAGGGAGATTCCCCTCCGGCTCAGCCGCGATTGTCCGACCTGTCTTCCAGTTCTTCGTTACCACGATAACACGATTCCACTCAACGTGTGTCGCCTGACGCAACTTAACGCCGTAAAAGCGGTAGAGGCTGCGGATGAACGACAAGGCACGAGAGGTACACACGGGGCGATGACTCACCTTTCGGTAAGGCTGAGCTAGCCGGCGTGCGCGTGTTGCAGTAGCACCATCGGTGAGGCGTACGAGTTCCGGAATCCGATTCAGGAACGCGTCCACATCCCCCAGACGGGTCTCCACGAACCGTGAGGCTCGTTCCATCCACTCTCTCAACTTAGGATCAAGGCGATCCGGTCTCGAGTAGTAGTGGTCCAGACGTCGATTGGTTATCCGACAGATTTTCTCCGCGCGCTCGAAGTTCTCGAGGGCGGTCCTGACGGGATCGACGGTTGGCATTGGAGGGAGACTTTCGTTCTTCTTGAAGAAAGCCTCCAGTTGGGAGAAGAAACGCCATTGATCCGGTCCTAGCAAAGCGACGGACCGAAAGTGGTCACCGGCGGTTGCGAGGAGAGGTACGGCCCGGGCGCGGATCCAACCAAGGATCGTTGCACGTTCCGCTTCTCCAAGCAGATCAGAGGTTTGATCGTCGACGTAGGCACGGCACAGTTGCCAAATGCTCACGTCCTTTCGCTGACTTTCCATCATGCGCCTCCCATTGCGGGTAGGATTAAAGAAAACCGTCTCAGACGTGGCTCAACAGGCCCGCGAGGGTCTG